TGCCACCAATTTATCTGTTCTTCGGTCGGATTTTCAATGCCAATATCATCACACCACCAAGTCGGCATACCTTGCAGTAACGCGCATTCCTGGGGTGTCAGTCGTCTTACGATGTATTCAATTTCAGGAGTGCTGTCATTGACAACAGGCGGATCTTTGTAATCCGATGCTACAAGTGTGTTTGCTTTTTCCTTTTCAGCAACAGTATGGTGGGAATTTTTGCTTGTGGAGTATTTCGGATGAGCGATTCCGCCTGCCCCCGATGCAACGATTGTAGGAGATTTTTCTTCTTCCACCTGAAAACTGAATCGTGCGTTGTATCCCTGATTCATGGCAGGTCTGCCGATGCCGTAGGAGATGGCGTGGGTTTCTACACAGTTCAGCGTATACATGGTTTCCGATTCCTTGTATCCGTCACCATGATGTGAAGGTCTGCTACCGTTTCCTTCAACTACTACCATTCCGCCTTGATTTTTGCAAGGTGACTGATTGCTGGTATCAATGGTTCTTGAAGTATCTGCTTCATAAAATCCGCTGTTTGGATTGTTCGACAGCATAGAATTACTGTATTTTCCACAGATACCATATGCCTTTGGAACGAAAAGTGTCTGGTCGTTATTGCAGGAAAGAGTAGCAGATTTGTTTTTCTGAATCAACGCTCCACGTCCACTATTTCCGTGACCACATCGTATTTTCAGTGTTGCAGGAACAACCGATGATTCCACCACAAAAGGCTGATTGTTTCCGCCTGTTCCATAAGTTGCAGAAACTGTCTGAGCAACATTAAGAGGTCCTGTGTATCTGGTATCCTGAGAATGATTCTCGAACATCAGCCCTGAGCCTGTTTCTTCAGAGCAGTTTCCAAAACTTTGGGCAGTTTCTTGCCACGCTCTGAAGCTCTCCGCAGAATACCCAGACATGCCTTCTGACTCAAATAATATTTTTGAGGCACATCCGCCCTCAAAATCTGCGACAAGGTAGACACGCATTCTTCTCTGGGGTACGCCCCAGTATTGAGCATCGAACGTCCTGTAGGCGACAGAGAAATTTTCACCCATGATTTCTCCTGCCTTTGTCCATTTTTCAGGTTTAGGGACAGATAAATCTGCGTCTTTAATCTTACAGAATTCTTCGAGGACACATCGGAAGTCTTCTCCGCCATTTGAGGAGAATGCTCCTGTGACATTTTCCCACACTGCAAATCTCGGATATTTTCCATTGGTTGCACCTCTCATTTCCTTTATAATTCTGATTGCCTGAAAGAAAAGTCCTGAACGCTCTGCATTCAAGCCCTGACGCTTGCCTGCAACTGAAAGATCAGTACAGGGCGAGCCAAAGGTAATAATATCCACAGGTTCAATTTCTGCACCGTTGACGCTGTTGATGTCACCAAGGTGCTTTACAAAAGGCAGTCGCTTTTCGGTTACAGCGATAGGAAAAGGTTCAATTTCTGATTTCCAGACAGGCACGATGCCGGAAAGCATAGCCATCATGGGGAATGTTCCTGAGCCATCAAAAAGGCTGCCGAGCGTAAGAGGTTTATTCATCAGGCTTTTCCACCTCTTTTACAAGTTCACAGTAAGGTATCTGCTGTCCGTCACGGATAACATACACACCGTCAGCATCGCCGGTATCCTCAACATAGCGGCGGAGAATAACAGATGCATACTTTTCATCCAGTTCCATTGTGTAACAGATGCGGTTCATTTGCTCACAAGCCATAAGGGTTGAACCGCTGCCGCCAAACGTATCAATAACTACACCATTTGCCTGTGTGGAATTTCCGATAGGATAGCTTAAAAGGTCAAGTGGCTTTGAAGTTGGGTGATTTGCATTGCGTTTCGGCTTATCAAAATTCCAGATGGTCGTTTGTTTGCGATCTGAATACCAATGATGCTTGCCGTTCTGCATAAAGCCATACAGCACAGGTTCGTGCTGCCACTGATAATCCGAGCGTCCAAGCACCAGACTATCTTTCACCCAGATACAGCAGCCTGCAAGATGAAATCCGGCATCAATGAAAGCCTTTCTGAAATTCAGTCCCTCCGTATCCGCATGGAATACATAGGCTGCACCGCCTTTTTCAAGGTGGTCAGCCATACACTTGAATGAAGCAAGAAGAAAGTTGTAGAATTCTTCGTTTTTCATACTGTCATTCTGAATGGTAAGTCCACTGGAACTCTTGAAAGAAACGCCATATGGAGGATCGGTCAGAATGAGATTTGCCTTGGTGTCACCCATGAGAGCAGATACATCTTCTGCAGATGTGGCATCACCGCACATCAGCTTGTGTCTGCCAACTGTCCATATATCGCCACGCTGGACAAAAGCTGCTTTTTCCAGTGCAGTGGTGAGGTCGAAATCATCGTCTTTCACTGTGTCACCGCTGTTTGTATCAAACAAATCTGCAATTTCAGCTTCATCAAAGCCGGTCAGACCAAGGTCAAAACCGAGATTCTGCAATTCTTCCATTTCAACGGACAGCAATTCTTCGTCCCAGCCAGCATCTAACGCCATCCGGTTGTCAGCAAGAATATACGCTTTCTTCTGTGCTTCCGTCAGATGGTCGGCATACACACAGGGTACTTCTGCAATGCCTTCTTCCTTTGCCGCCATGATGCGTCCATGTCCAGCCAGCACATTGTATTCCCGGTCGATAATGACCGGATTCACAAAGCCAAACTCACGAAGGGAAGAGCGAAGTTTCAGGATCTGTTCCTTGTTGTGGGTTCTGGCATTATTCGCATATGGCACTAACTTGTTGATGTCAACAAGCTGAAATTCTGTAGTTGTGGTCATGCTCCATTCCTCCGCTTCAAAACTTTCTGTAAGCCTTTTCTGGCATCCAGCACTTTTCCGCTGACCGCCTGTCCTTTTATGGTGCGGTATTGCTGTTTGGTCATCTTTTGGCGATTGGCTTTCAAATCTCGCCAGAACTGGGTATCTTCTTTCATGTATTTCTCACTTTCTGCTGCTCAGAAGCTGTTCCATCAAATCATCCTGCGGTGTACCGTCAAATTTGGTCGTGCAGTTCTGTTTCACAATATCGAAAATCTCATACCAGAGCAAATTTGCCTGTTTCTGAAATGTCTGGCTCATCTGCACAAACGGAGAGGCGATAACGCCACCAGTGGTCGGATGCTTTCCCAGCAGTCCATAGGTACTGAGGGCTTCTTCACACTGTACAAATCGGGCGAATGCCTGCGAGTAGCTTTCCAGCAGCCGTTTGTTGACGTGCTTTTCACAGCCACGCTGTTTCAGCCAGAGCCACGTTTCTTTGTACACAATGTCTGCTCCCAGCGGTTTTCCGTTCTTCTGCCGGGCAGACAAGTACGCACTGGGACTTGGCATATCCGCACCGGTCAAATCAGCGGCATCGTCCAAATCAGCTGCGTCCAATTCCGGAGCATGAAATTCTATAACATCTGCATCTTTGCCCTCTGCGATCTTGTCAGAGAGTGCTTTCGGCTTATCGCCTGCACGAACTCGTCTGCCGCCTCTTCTTGTGCCGTCCTTTGCCATCTGATTTCACCTGCCTTTTGAGAGAAAAATAGCCGAAACTGCGTAGGTTTCGGCTTGTTTGCATATTTTCGGGGTTAATCCCCCGTTTGAACCTTGGTTTTTGTGCGTGAGAGGGAACGCCGGTCTGTAAAAAATTCACAATTAGCGATTTTTATCCCCCCACCGGCAGCATTTCAGACACAATCAATACCGATAGACGGGATTTCGGTCTTCCGTCCATGTCTTGTGGTCATGGCAGGACTTGCAAAGAGCCTGCCAGTTGCTTTCATCCCACATCAGATGCGGATCACCACGGTGAGGAATGACATGGTCGACCACAGTTGCTGCTGTGAACCGTCCCTGTGCTTTGCACCGCACACACAAGGGATGCCGGCGGAGG